ATTAGGTATATTTAAGTTATTACTTTTCCTATTATTAATGCAAGATTCCAAGTTTTTCAAAAGTTTTACGGTCTAATACTTCGAGTTCACTTAAAGTATATAAACGCCCTTCTGGATCAAAGAACTTTTCGAAATCATACTTCCCTTCCTTGTAGAGCTTGTAACGCTTCGGCCCTAGCCACTCTTTTTGAAAGAAGTCATCTGTCTTTTTGAAGAACTCTTTAAATGTAGTGTTGGCATCTAGCTGCCCTATTAATTGGCTTCGCTCATCTTTTGGAATGTCCTTCACTCTTCGCTCATCCATCACATACGGGCGTTCTCCAACTAGCTCCCCGTCCTTCTCAACTGGTACGAGAATACTGCGGCAATTAGGATGTAACGGCGGTACACGCTTTGCAGGATCATTAATCGCCCACACTGAACCATCTAATGAAGAGCAAAGCTTAGAAGTTCGGCCATCTAAAACGCTAACAAATCGGACATATTCAAAGCCAATTTGGTTGAAGCTATTTAGATAGGCTTGATTGGCTACATGGCTCCGTACAGTTCTTACGGTACGTTCAATATCCGTCTTGGTACCGTTTAAAATGCCATCCTCATAATTCAGCCGTTTGGTACCACGAATGCGCTGAACAATTTCTTGGTTAGTTTTGCCTGAATTAATACCATCTCGAATTGCATACTCAACCTTTTGACGGGCGCTTTCAGCAATTCTTGAAAGCAGATCATCGACAAGAGCGCCACCTGCCAACGGAGCTTTTTTGGCGGATAAAAATAGTTTTTCCCCGTCAGGCTTATTAATTTTTGCTCCATAGAGCTTGGCTACGTAATTAGCCTCATAAACAGCCAGCGCCGTAGCAGAAACGGCAAAAGCTTCAGGTAATGCTAAATTAACACTGGCAAACCATTGGGAAATCAAATCCCTAATTTCCCTTAAGTTCGAAGTTGTATATTTACCACCAGCTAAAGCAACTTTCTCCGACTCATTAAGCTCATCCAATAAATCCCGAAGCTTAGAAAGCATCTTGCTCGTATCATCATTGAATAAAGCCAATAGCTCATTTACCGTTTTCGATGAAGCACGATAAAGGTAGGCCTGGTGCTGAGTGAGTGCTTCAAATAGTTTTTTGATATCTGTTGCCATCTCACTCTACCTTTGATTTAAAGTTCCATCTTGCTCTGCTTCAACATTCTGTAGCTCTTCTTCATATTTTTGTTTAGGGAACATACCTGTTTGGTTGTATTCCCACCACGATTTAAATGAAGATCGGCCTTGTAGAGCTGCTTCAAATAACTGTCTAGCTAACTCAGCTAAATAACCTTGCTTGTTAAATTCCTGACTAATTTCGAACATCAGTTCATCTTTAGTCAGAACATCAACATTGGGTACTACAAATTTAGCAGCCCAACGTAAAGCCATAGAAAAAGCTTCATTCATATTCACAACACAAAGTGAAAGAACGGAATGCTGCACGGCATCATCACTGTTAGATTCAGTAGCAGTCTTTTTAGCTGCGGAACCTTTTTCAATAAGTCGAGCACCCATTTCTTTCATCTGTTCCCATTTATCCTTCGCAGCTTCCCGAGCTAATGTATTTGGTTCTGCTTGAACAATCCCCAAATCACCGTTTTCAGGTAAAGGTAATAGAACTTTTGCACCGATATAAATGCCACGCTTTTTAGCCTCGTCGTACCAAGCCCAATTAACTCCCTTGGCATAAAACTGTGGTTGGCCCATATAAAAAACGGACTCTTGAAAGTCCGCACTATCTCTATAATGAGCTAAATTAAGATTAGCCAATGGGAGCAGTGGAGGCTTTTTAATCTCTTCAGAGTTATCAATAGCTCCCACAAAGGTGAAAGGAATATATGACCAGCTATCACCGTTATAATCAGTTGGAAATTTCTTTTCACCTCCCACCCATGTGCCCTTATCGCCTTTGGTATAGACCTGTACGGAATAGGCGTAAACTCCTTCACTATTAGGCTCTAACCTTAAGACACGATACTGCTCCACTTCCGTTTTACTAAAGCCATCACCGCCCCGCTCAGATGTAAATTCACGGATGACTACTAAACAAAGCTTTTTCTGGTTATCAATCATCATTGAATCCCAATTGATCACATCAATGGCATTCAGTAAGTGAATCATTGGATAGGCTTTTTGCTGTTTAAACTCTGCAAGATTTCGTGCCGGTGTAACTGCTGGGTAGTCTACATATAGAGCGCATCGGTAATGCTTTAATAAATGTCTGATCCCGTTCTGTGCCAATTGATAAGCACTTAATCCTGCGCCGTTTGCATTACGTTCTAAGTGAGCTAGTTCTGGAGGAAACTTAAAACTAGGATCAGTAGCAAATGCAGCACCCACTAAGCTATTAGATGTTGTACCTGTTACTTCATAAAAAACTGCTCGCATTAAGTAGGCTAGATAAGCGCTCTTATTTGCAGGTGACTTATCATGTGCGTTAGGCTTTGGCAGATACTTTTCTCCTTTAGCCTTTACAGCATCTTCGCCTTCACACACATCATCTAGCTTCTGCCAGTATGGCAAGTTTTTAACATACTCAGGATGTTTAAAAGTTACGTCACTCATCGAGCAAATCCCATATCAGCAAAGAAGGCTTCAAAACCTCCATTCAATTCATTAAATGCATCTGAACCAGCATCAACTTGGTCGTCATGCGTTCCATTTGGAAAATTGCGAAGCTCTTCAATAAAGTCTTTATTCCAATCACCTCTAAGCATTCTCACGTTACCCACGTTAACTTGTGCCGCAAAAGGTTGTGCACGTGTGAGTTTGTCTCCCGAAACTGGTTTGGCTTTGACGTCATATCCTGCAAGAAGTTTTACGAATGCACTGGCTTGTGATTTACCAGCTTGACCGGGATCTTGAGGAATCCTTACCGTTACGCCCATCCCATCTAACTCTGTGACTTGTTTTAAGCGCTTATTGACATTGTCTGGACCAAGTTGCCCTTTGGTTACATCAACGATATAGGTAAAGCCATCTGCGCCAAGAGCTTCTCTAACACCTGCTGTAAAGTCGCCTTCATTCTCAGTAGCACCGAAGTCCCATGCCCTTACTTGCTTCACTACATCAGCAGGTAAAGCATCCACAATTTCAATATTGTCAGGCTTAAAAAAACCGCCTGCTGGCGGTGATGGCATTTGACGATATTGCCCGGCAAAAACATACGGCGCAGCTTGCTCCATTTGCTTCAACTTTTGAATATTGTGCTTTGCTGGCCACAATGCAGATCCGTCTTCTTGAATTGCCGAAAGACATAGATGCTCCCAAACCTCACCGTTACCACCAGCTACAGGAACGCCGTCTTTTCTATCACCTAGCAGCCATCCTGCCAAATCATCTTCATGAAGACGCTGCATAATGACAATAATTGGCGTTTCCGGTGAGTTAGTACGAGACTCGAGAGTATTTTGGAACCAGTCAATTACACCTTCACGGATAGTTTTTGATTTGGCTTCATCGGCCTTATGCGGGTCATCAATGATGATGCAACCACCAAAGCCTTCACGCATTTTGCCTGCACCAAAACCTGTAATGGTACCGCCAGTACCAGTCGCATAGCAGACTCCGCCTGCATCTGTGCGCCAGAAATCCTTAGCTTTACTATCCTCACGTAACTTAAGATCAGGAAAGACCTTTTTATAAGCCTTTTCTTGAACCATATTACGAGTCTGAAATGCATTATTTGCGGCAAGCATTGCCGAGTAACTGATATGAATAAACTCACAGTCAGGTTTCTTTCCAAAACACCAAGCCATAAAATTAATTACAGCAATTTCAGTTTTAGAATATCGTGGCGGAACGTTAATAATTAACCGTTTAATTTCCCCTCGATAAACCTTCATTAAAGCTTCACAGAGTTCCAAGTGGTGCCAGTTATGCATCCATTTATAACCTCGGCGCTCCTTAAACATGTACCTTGTGAAGAAATATAAATCTTCTTGCGCCTCGATCCGGATGGCTTTATCCCGAGCCGCATCAGTACTCATCTAAGACTTCCCTCCGCGCTTTTAAGTAATCTTCCATTGGAACTGGAATTTCTGAATTAACTGTTTGGACTGGTCCGCCGTCTTTGCCTGTAATTTCTTGGCGATTAGTAAATTGACCACCAATATCTTTAGCGGCTTGTTCAAGAATTTTTAAGGCTGTTTTGACGTTTCTAGTCTTCTCAAGCTGTCTTTGGTATTGCTTCAGTCGGTAATACTTATTAGCAATAGGAATATCAATTAAGCCTTTATCAAACTCATCTCTGGTTTTTTCAAATAGTTCGACATACTTTTTGCTTAAGTTCTTACCAGCAACCTTTGTAGGGTCATAAGTTGCAACTTGAACACGATCTATATCAACGCCAAATTCTTGTTTTACGAGTTCAGCTACTTCTTGAGGTGTATCACGACAAGCAAGAGACTGAACTATAAAGATTTTCACAGGCTCTTTTAGTGTCGCCATAACTTCCTCATCGTATAACTACGTATAACAAAATGGGCAAAAAAAGAGCCATTTGGCTCAATTGATTACACAGTTTCCGCAGCATTTTGAAATATCAAGATTCGAAACAAACGGCGGATTTTTTGCGACCTCAATAAGTCGCTTAACATTCTTACTTGGTCCCCACCGTTTAACTACGCCAATAAACTCTTCAACGTCATGACCAGCAAGATAGTGCTTAGGCAGACCAGAACTATCGCTATAAACAATTTCTCCGTCCTCGTCTCTCATCACTCCAATGTGGTAAAGCTCATGTTCAAGCAAATAACAGAACTCTGTATCGTTTGTACGCTCACAGAAAGAAGCGTCGACAGTTATTAAGTATGTTGGCACAAAACCGAACCAGTCAGGCATCTGTTGCTCTTGTCTAGCTTTACGCCAGCCACCGACGTTAAACATTACTTTTTCACACTGCCCCAGCACCATCGCTTGCTTGCTTTTATATGCAGAAGAGGCCCAAGCAAATGCCAAGAACTCTTCATTATCATGAAGTAACTCAGCAATATGATCATGATCTGGATTATAAAGAGGCCCACCAATCGTTAAGTAATTAGCCACAACCCATTTTTTTAGGTCTGGAGCCGGTATTAAACGAATTGCTTCCTCTTCTTCAGCTTGATCAATAAAATCAGTTGGTGGAAACGGTCTGATCTGATCCATTAAATTGCCTCTTTAAGTTTTTAAGCCACTGACTAGCAAAATGAGCTTGTATCTGTAACGGGCCAGATTCATTAATTTTAAAACTTGGTGCTGCCTCTAACCGAACAACCGTATATCCCATTGCTTCAGCATCATCGTATCGATCCATACTCCAAGCTTTATCTTTGAGCTTACCTTTTCGACCACCTGACCATGGACCACCCGCAATTTCGACCAGAATACGATGTTCAATTAAATGAAAATCAAAACGCCAATGCTTTGTAGATTTAAACTGGAATTTCTTTTCGTACTTAATTTCCAGATTATCCAAAGCTTGAGTAAATTCTTCTTCAGCCTCTAAGTACTTTTGAGTAGCTTTAGGTAGTGGTCTAGATTTGGACTTAGTTTTAGGTTCTTTTTTCCGAGTAAGCCAAAAGTATTCTGTAGAATCCATTATTCTTACCCATAAAAAAACCGCCCTAAGGCGGTGGCTAAAAATAGAGACAACTAACTATTATTTCTTAAAAGTTGCCTTATAAAGCTTTGAATTAAAGTAATCCGTAATTTCTTTACCTTCGGTTTGAATTTTTTCCTCATTTAAAGGTAAAAAATCTAATTCATATTTCAAGCTCATATACTCTGGAATAAATTTCTTTATAGGCGGAGGTGGTTTAGGTCCACCTTCTGTAATTTTTTCGATAAATCCAGCTAACCATAAAATATACTCACCTTCTGAATTATGAGGAGGAATCAAACTCACATCTATTTTTACTTTACATTCATCTAATTGTTTACTAAACAATTCAACAAAATCAATAAAATTATATTTTAATTTAAATTCTGTTCCCTCAATTTCTCTGCGTATACATGTCATAAGTAAGTTCATATTTTCAATACAGTCATGTGAAAACAATTCCTCATCTTTAATTTTGTTATAAATATTTTCCGCAAACATGAGATACTGTGGCATTTCAGCAGCTCCTCATTTTTATAAAGTATTTTTCTTAAGGTAGTCCTATTATAACAATGTTGCAACAAGAAATTTTCCATTTTTAGTTTAAGGAAATTTTAAAAATTATAAAAACGATTATAT